GTGGAGTATCTCCGTTAGGTGGAGTATCTCCGTTAGGTGGAGTATCTCCGTTAGGTGGAGTTACTAAAGTGCCGCGAATAATCTTGATAGCCTTGGTTTCGTCGGTCAAAGCGGCTAGGTAGTACTTGCGCGAGTACACCTTGGTCAAACGCTCGTTAGGATTGCGTTCTTGCTCAACTTCAGTACCGCGCTTATTGAACAAGGTAACTGCATCTCGAGTACCGACTATAACAACGCCATCGGCGGCGTCTTTCTTGGTGTAAATATTCACACCAGCGACTGTGCCAACGTACCCAGTACGAACGAAGGATTCAACATACTTTAAGTCATCCTTCAGGGTCTTGCGCAGGCTGGCCAACTCACGCGAGTTCACAAAAGCGAATACTTCAATATCCTGCACATCTTCTTCCATATCCAGGAGGGCTACGGCGTCTACAAAGTGATCAAAGCCGATAGGCGTGGTGGTGTCACCGGTATAAATGGCCAGGCTGGTTTTATTAAATTCAGCAAAAATATCAGCATTGACAGTATTGAACATATCGGTTGCCATGTGACGCAGGCCAACCTGCAACACCATCGGGTCACGCATAACTTCCTCGTCATAGTACGGGAATCGGTTCTGCGCTAGCTGAATGACGTATTCTTCATCAGCGTAGCTTACTACGATGTCCTTGGTATTTCCTATCCCCATCGCAAGCTTTTGAGTACCATCAGTTGCGCGATAGACGTGAATCTTCTTAGTGTCGCCAGCTACACCAACTAGGCTGTTGTCAATGGTGGCAAAACGGACTAGATTGAGCTTGCTATTAAATTGATCCTCAATTTCATTGGCTAGGACAAAATTATCGTAAAGTGAATGTTCGTGTTTTTCCAGTTCGTGGTTTAAGTCCATTCGTTATTCCTCCTTATAAAAGGCTTCGTAAAGCTCTCGGTTCTCCTTAGCAAAACGCTGTTTCTCTGCCAGAGTCAACTTTCTAAAATCTTCTTTGGTCATAGCACCACCGGGGGCCGTGCCGGCTGGGGGCTTAGGAGTGTCTTTTAACAACTGGGCCTTAACAGCTTTCTCCACAGCCTTCTTTTGCGACTCGATTAAATCAATCATCGCTTTTGCACGTACTAAGGTAGCGTCCGTGTCGTCAGACACCACCATCTCCAAGATGGGCTCGTATTCATCTTCCTTTAGTCCAGCTTCTACAAAAACTTCCTTGGCGCGCAATTTTGAAAGCTCTTTAGCATAACTCGCCTGCATTTCTTGTGCTTTTTCTAGCTCAGCTTTAAGTCTTTCTTCTGCTGTCATGTTTTGTTCTTGCAAAGCCTTTAGCTCCTTCTTGTAACGGGCCAATTCCGACGCTGTCTTATCAAAGACTTCTTTACTGACCATCTTCGGCAAACTATCAGCGTCAACAATCCTTCTCCCCGCTAATGCCGCCTCAATTTCAGCCGCAGTCATATCTTCCCGGTATGCATCACCCAATAACGCCTTCAAACTCATTACGTATTACCTCCTGTGTTTAACGTGTTCTCTCACGATTTTGTGTGTTTTTAAGGGTTCTCTCCCTGTGTCTGAGTTATTTAAAGACGTTCTCTCGTCTATATAGAAGAAAAACGTGCCAGTTCTTTAACTGGCACTCTTTTGGTGCTCGGTGTTAATAGTGTTTAATTTTCCGCATCTAGGACATTTAATCTCAACTGTGCCCCTAGCTTTGGCCAGAAGCTTGTTGCAGTAACGACATCGTACCTCAATCAATCGCATCACCTGCCTGCGTGGGCTTGTTGTTGCCCGGCGTGTACGTAGCTTCTGCGTACTTCCACTTAGCCAAATACGGCTCAGAATCTACATATGTCTGCTCAGGATCTGAGAATAGCCCGCTGTTGGTGATAGCGATAAGCGGGTGTATGCCAGCTTCTAGCATATTCTGCAACCCTTGTGTCTTTGTAAGCAGGTTGTCGGTCTTGTTGCGAGTAAACTTGATGTCTATGTCTTTGAGCCTGATGTCTGGGCCGCCCAAATCGCGAATGATTTTGAGTGCAATCTTCAAAAACCGCTTCTCAGAACGCTTAAACACCAACTCGGTGTCCTTCGCCCTCTGTTCGGCGGCACTCCACCCATCACGCAACATGACAGCTTGTCCAGTATCGCCAGCCGACCGAGCGGGGGCGTTCCTGTCAGGCATGCCGCAAATTATAAGCACCATCTGATAGAGGTCATTCTTGGTGACTTGTACCTGCGTCTGGTCTAATTCCGACGATACTATGTCTACATCAGCAGGATTGCATGGTTCTCCCTTAATCTTAATAGCACCTAACTCTTTGAGAGCGTTAAATTCTTCTTCGTCTATGTCGCAGTTAACAAACTTCATGAAAGCCTGCACAAACTGCTCTATGCCATCAATCCTGTTGGATGCTATTGTATTAAGTGCGTCTAACAAGCCCAGCACAACTTCAAAGGCTCCCAGCCTTGACTTGTTAGCCGGATACTCAATAATCGGCACATCTCCCAAAGCATGTGGATAACTCGTGACGATCTTGTCGTCTATAATCTCGTAATAATGAGTCTGTGTATAGACGCTAAAACGAATGATGTTATCAGGCTGGCGAATATAGGTAACGCCCATCAAGGGCTTGTTGCCAAAACCACTATGATACACCACAAAGGTATATCTCGGGTCTAATATGTCTATTTCAAAGGGACTATCGTCGGGGTCTATGCCGGCCATCGGGTCTGGCAATATCATACGAAAGCCTGTGCCACAGATAAAAAACCATTCTGCAAGCTCGCTGTCTCTAGTGGCTTTATCTTCTGCAAACATGTATTCGTTCAACTGGGCGACCTGCTTAGAAACCTCATCGTCTGCGCCTCGGCTCACGTATTGTACTGGTTCCCCAAAGACGTAGCCCTTCTTAAACTCCACTATTTCCAGCGCATGGTTTTCCACAATGCGGTTGTTTATCTCAGGGCGAACGGTCTTAGTGCGTTGCAACACAGGTTGCTTGCCCCGGTAGTAATTGTATAGATAGTCTATGTCTGCGCTGTTAAACCTGTGTATCTGATAAGCGTCATTAAGAACCTCGACCACATTGTGCTCGGTGATCTCTGTTTCGTGTGTATATATGACTTCTCGCCCGAACATCGGCCTGCTCATACTATCACCACTTTTCCACTATCGGTATCTTGTACCTTTCGGCGTAGGCTCGCTCTAGGCGAGTGCCCTTGCTGTCACCAAAAATCCATATTTCGGAGCAAAGATCAAGGAGCGTGTAGCAATGTTCCATACCTTCTTCGTAATCAAGTTCATCGTATAAAAACCCAAAACAGTGAATAGGAGAAACAAAGCAACAGTCTGGGTAAAGATGCACTAGTTCTTTTATAAGCCTTTCTATCTTGTCTTTGTTTTCTTCCTTTCCTCCATAGGGAGCGGCTATATAAATTACCCGATCTTTAATATTCATACATACTCCCCCAAATACATAATATTAGCAAATGGACAACTTGTCAATAGTCTCCAATTAGAAGGGATTAGAAAAGTCTTTTGAACACCTCTACAGAACCTCTACCATATTCCATCAAGTGCGCCAACATAGCTAAGCTGTCTGGTGCGTCATCGTGCTTGTTTTTACCTGATACAGTAAAACTAGTTAATTCATCCATGAATTTCCTGTACTCCTGATTGGAGTTCTTGTAATCTCGGAAGTAAAAACGCTTTATTTCTGGAGAATACTGGATAATGCGAGACATTTTACTCTGGTTTGATGGTGACTTGCGGTGACTGATGTTCAATTTAACACCCTCAGCCCGCAGCAGCTCGTCCACTTTGTCGGCATATTCGTCACCACCGTTGTTAGCCTCAAACCGGGTCATATGGGGCTTGTGTTGCTTCAATTTCCCCACGACGATTGGGCGAGTGACTTCTTTATCACCGTTGTTGAACATCACATCGTGAATGTAGCAAATATCGCCATAGATGTAGGCTATTGGCATCGAGAGGCTGTCTCCACCTCCCCAGGCAATGTCTCCTGCCGCTAGGATTCTGTCGGGCTCTCCATCTGGCAAAGTACCGTTGTAGTAATTGAGTTCCTCCTTCGGAAATAAGAGTCCCTCACGTTCGTATGGTTCACCCATGTATTTGGCGCACCACGTCGCATCGTCAATGCTCTCTTTCATGTCCATGTAGTACGCTGTGCTGAACCCTAAGCCATAAGGATAATCAAAATTGCTCTCTCCATGCTCGTTTAAGGCTGGTATGACCCGAAAACGATACCGAGGATTGCCCTCGTACTGCGCCTGTATTCGTCCCTGCACGTCGTGCACGCTCCAACGTGTGCCGATCATTACTTGGTATGAGCCTTCCTTCCTGCGGTCTTTAAGCTGGTTGGCATAAGCGTTGTATTTGTTCTCCAAACGTTGGGGGTTAAGGGCTTCTTCCAAGTCCTCCACAAGGTCGTCACAATACAGGCACTTGGTTACTTCGACCGCACCGGTAAGTGTTCCTCCGATAGAACGACAAGTGAGGGTCGAGAACCTCTTGCGCCGATCTATGTCGATAGTGAGGTCTTTAGCACTTGTAGCCGCAATCACACGCCCAGGGAACACGTCGGCCCATAAATACTGCGGGTCAGTAAGGATAGATAGCACTTCTTGGTAGAAGCCGCTAGTGAGCTTTTCGCTATGACCGCTCATGACGTTGGCCAGGTCAGGATACTTGCCCATGAGCCAAGTGATGAAGAAACAGCCAAGGGTGGTATTGTGCGTCACTATGAAGTCGTCAGTAACATACAAATGCGATTCGTTGTTTACCACTATACAGCGGCATGGCTTGCGTCCGACATATTCTACTGAATCAATAAATCGTTTAATCTCGCTCCGCTTAGGATTATATTTTGCAAGATGTTTTTCTGACGAAACAGGCACAATGTCGCCGTCGGGGAAATGTATAAAGAGCCTGTAGTTTTTGCGTGTTTGATGAGTAACGCCGTTCTTTTTATAGTGACCGGTGCGCTCTTGCATGGTTACCCTTCCACCAAGGGACTGCACCAAAAAACGAACACCATAAGCTAGTTGAGCAGATGTTGTCGAGTACTCTATAGTGGCTCTATGGACATACCCATCAGTATCTAATAGCCCCTGCAATAAACTAACCCTGTTTGCAACAGAGTTAATAAGATATGCGCCCGGGATAAACTTCTCATGCGATCGCTTGCCATATAAGCCTAAATCTACTAACCCCTGCAAGGTGGGCCCTTGTGTCATAAAACCACTAGCATCTCGCACATCGTCTTTCTTCTTGATACCCCACAAGCTCTCGCGCCCATTTCCCTGTGCAGACAGTTCTTCCGATGGAGGCAAAAGCGACGCTATCTTGCGAATTATATCTTCTTCCCTGTTGGTAAACCTGGCTCCATTGGTCAGCGAGCCGTCACCTAACAACACGCCCAAAACATAAGGGTGAATAGGCAATGGTTGTTCGGCAAACTCTACCGGCTTTACCATTGGAATAGAATAATTGTTTCTTTGCTCTTTGCCACGCTTCAGGTTGCCCCATATATCTTCCAGCTTTTCTATCCTGCTCTTTCCATAACGACGATCGTCGGCTGTTTGGACTGTCCAAAGATGCTCTTTACAACACTCCGTGCTGGAACCATCGTCAAAGTGCACCCGATAAACATCCTTCACGCCCTGCTCAAAGATGTGGGAAATCTTAGCCGGTTTACCGTCATCGCCTATAACACAGTCGCCAACGACCAAGTCACCCATATCAACAAAGCCCGAAGGAGTAAGCACTTTAGCGTCATAAGGCTGTGCTTTCCCAGTTCTTGGCGGCAGAGAAATTGAAAGGAAGTCTAGCTTGCCATCCTCCAGGTCGTGCAGGTCGTCTACTATGGTTTTCAGCACTTTGCGTCGCGGAACGTAAAACTTCTTCTCTGGGGGGCGGTCAAACTCGACATACATCATGTAAGCATCAAAACGATGCGGAGCGGCAAACAGCAATGTCTTTTTATGTAAATTGTAAAAATCTAGGTCGCCTTTTTCTCTTGCCAGCTTGGCTGATAACCACATTACTTCTTCATTAAGGTCTAGGTCGTTCTCTATTCTCGCCATCTCAAAGAGGTCGTTGAGATTTTGAAATTTGGTTAAGTCCGACCGCTTTAAGGCGGCGATAATCTGTTTATTGGTCATATGGGAGCACCTCCCCTAATCGGCGATAAATAATCTCGATGTAATCAGCCTCACGCTCTATGCCGATAAAACCAAACCCTTCGTTCCTCGCCGCTATAAGCGTCGAACCACTACCCGCAAATGGGTCTAGGACAATTCCGTTAGGTGGAGTTACTAAGCGACAGAGGTATTCCATTAGTTTTATGGGCTTTACTGTTGGGTGCTTGTTGTATTCACCACGTTCTTTCTTAGATGCTTTTGCTACATAGAAGAAGCGTGATGCTCCTCCCTTATCGCCGTAGCCAGGGTCTTTATGCTGCATATCATCTTTACCCTTGCCATAAACTCTATTGTTGTCACGGAAAATATTATTGCTTCGACCGCCTGCACTAACACTAACCCCACTCTGTTCATCAAGCATCGCCGCCGCTACTTCGTCTAGTAATATGTTGGCGGGGAATCTACCTTGATGAATTCCACCTTCGTATCCTGCGGGGGAAGTGTATTTACTCCAAAAAGAGACCCCTTGACCCTTTCTTTTTCCATATGTTTTAATTTCCTCTGTGCCAATGCGACACCCATCAATATTCAGCCCACCTGTACCCCACTTCATCACGTTTTCCGCAATAGTCTTTTCGCTTAAAGGTTTTCTAGCAAGCACAATCGGCTCATTGGCGGGTTTTAGGGCGGTTCCCCAGCCTTGCCACTGTTTCGCTTCTTTGGTAATCGGCATATTACTTGTTAACC